GGCTTTGACACAGCTGTAACAACTGCGGTGGATGATGAGCCCGTGGTGGTCCTCCCCAGAACTGGGACCCCAAAAGAGAGGAGGTATGCCACCGTCGTGGGTGCTCTGCCCCTCTACAGACTGGGTGTTCACAACAACAGCCTGGTCAACGTGATGCGGGGGCTGAAGGAGAGGGTGTATAAGGTCAATGGACCTGCTGGGCTACAACCACCACCCAAACCTGATGATGCTGTGTTCGCTGGTCTGGACGGATTCCGAAGACTCCTGGTCAAGCAAGTGGGGCGCGCCAGGGCCTGGACTTACGATGAGTTTCTCCTCTCGTGCAGGCCCTCGAAGCGGACACTTTATGCCCAGGCTGTGGCCTCTTTGCTGCAGAGGCCGTTGTCTAAGGAAGACGCTCGGATCACAACATTCGTCAAGGCCGAGAAGATCGACCTTCAAACCAAAGACGACCCCGCGCCTCGGCTTATTCAACCCAGACAGCCGAGGTACAACGCTTGGGTGGGACGCTACATCAAGGCCGCCGAGTCCCGGATCTATGCGGCTATTGATGGAGTGTGGGGCCGCGAGACGGTCATGTCAGGGTATAATGCCCTGGACGTCGCTCGACACCTCAGAGGACATTGGGATCAATGGGACGACACCGTCGCGATCGGACTCGACGCCAGTCGGTTCGACCAGCACGTCAGCAGTCAAGCACTGGAGTGGGAGCACAGCGTGTACAATCAGCTGTACAAGTGCCCCAAGCTCCGGGAGGTGCTCAAGTGGCAGTTATCTAACCAATGCACGGCATTGACCCCCGAGGGTAAGGTGCTGTACACGGTCGACGGCTGCCGCATGTCAGGCGACATGAACACCTCACTGGGCAACAAGCTCATCATGTGTGGGCTGGTGTGGCAGTATTGCCAGGAGGCGGGGGTCAAAGCGACCCTTGCCAATAATGGCGATGACTGCGTGCTGTTTGTGCGTCGACGGAGTGTGAGCCGCGTGATAGACACGCTCCCTGGGTGGTTTCTCCGGTATGGGTTCACCATGAAGGTGGAGGACCCTGTCGATGTGTTTGAGCAGATCGAATTCTGCCAACAGAGACCAGTCGAGGTGGAGGCCGGGCGATGGCTGATGACCCGCAGCCCCGAGAAGGGGCTCGCTAAGGATCTGATGTTCATCGGGCCTGGCACCGACGTGCGGAGAGACTACATGCGGTGGGCAGGTGGAGTCGGGAAAGCTGGGCTGGCCGCGTATGGTGGAGTGCCCATTGTTCAGGAGGTTTACCGATGGATGGCTAGTTTGGGGCCCGGCCGTGAGCTGGACCCATACTCCGGAATCGGGGCAGCATCCAAGAACATGACCCGGACGTATACCGAGCCAACCTCTGAGTGTCGCGCCTCTTACTACCTTGCCTGGGGCATCAGCCCCGTGGAACAGTGCAGTAGAGAGCGCTCTATCCGGGAGGCACTCAAGACCGTCCCCGCCATGGTCGAATCGATACTCCAGGTTGACCACCTAAGTATCACGTAATACACGACATCCACAAAACGAAAATAGGCGCTATGGCAAAGACCAAGACCAAGAGCAAGGCCAAGAAGACTAAGAATGTCACTATTTCACGAGTCAAGGCGGGCCTCGATCGCGCTGCTATTGACT